CATAACCAATATCCATTTTATCTCCAATTTCTACATAAGCATTTGTTCCGTTTAAAGTGAAAGCATTTCCGCTTTTACCTGAAGAATAAGTTAGACCACCTTGTGCTGTTCCGTTATTAACATTTAAAGAATCATTTGTATTTGATTCAGCTTTATAATAAGAAATCAAATTATTGCTTAGTGTAGAAGGTATAATAACCGCCCCACTACTTGCTATTATCCCGTAATTTGCTAATATCATTTAAATAGATTTTAAGTTTAATTATATTTTCCTCCTTTGGTTTATATTCTTTTTTTTTCTTCATAAATACCAATTTGTTAGATAGTTATTATGTTGCGGATAAACATCACCGTTCTCATTAGTTGTATACTCTGGAAACAAACTATTGTTCTTGCAAATATAGTCTAAAAACCTTTGAGAGTAACTTTCTGCAATGCGTTTTTCTTTTTCAATTAAGTAGTCAACTTCCTCTTTAGATACAATTTCGCTATTCTCAGATTGGTGCTTATATATTCCCTTGTTACTAATTGTGTAAGCGCAAAAAGGTAAATATTCAACCATTGTAAAGTGTATCAGCATTGGCTTTAAATACGACCTTACAAGCGTTATATAATTACCCGACAAAGTGTTGTTGGTAATATCAGTTTTAATCTTATCCAATAGCTTACTACCTGTGTATTGTTGAATCCAAATGTTTTGAGCAACAAGAACAAATTGAATAACCTTATCAACGTCTGTATTTGCGTTTAAAGAAGTGTATTCTTGTAAGTCTTTTTTCGATATTAATAATGCTTCTGCCATGTCTTAAAATTATTTAGGTAAAAACCCCTTGTTAGGCATATCAATCGGTCTTGTATAAACTTTTTTATCATTCACGGGTACAATCTCACCAAGTTTGCGAGCTATGGAAGGTTTAAACTCCTTCATGTATTTTTGCGCAATTGGTGAATTAACGTCTGATTTACGTAAATACGTCTCTCTCATCCATTTATGGTGGCAAGCTCCACCGCCTTTGTACAACCATATATCGTATGTAGTCGCTCCACGCGGCCCTAAACCACCAACTGTACCATCTGAACGTGTACGTGTTTGGTTTACAATCTCACTACTCATTCTAACAATATCTTCCTTACGATAAACTTTATTCGCTTGAGTCATCTTTTTACAGAATAATCTTGAATTATCTGAGGTGTCACCTGTATATCTATAACGATGTTTAAAAAGTTTACCGTCTTGAATACTGTTTGCGTTTGGTCGTGCTGTACCCGTTTTCACAAGGTTTAAAAACTTAGAAAGATTTGTCGGTTCGTTTAGTTTTTCAAGCTCTGCATCCAACTCATCCTCTAAATCATAATCAACTTCTCTGCTGTCAACTAATACCCACTCATCTAAATCAATGTCTTCACCATACTTCGCAACGTCTAATTCATCTTGTGCGCTCATTTTAACCTCTTGTACAGGCTGTAGTTCATCCCCTTGTAAAGGGTTCAATGTTTTAAACTTAAGGTTAAGAGAAACACCATTGAACGATAAAACTTTTTTAAGCATTTCAACGATCATTTGTTGCTTTGGTTTGATAACCATGTTTTCAAATAACAACGCCCCTGTTTTCATCTCATCAGCATTTGAACTAAATCCTGTCGCAACCGATACACCAAATAATAATGGAGTAGTAACGTTATGTGAACGTAATATTTTGAACGTAGATTCTTCACTCAAATATTGGTAATGGTCTGGAGCATCATTTAAAGGTATTGAATCAATTGTTGTTTTGGTAGCTTCATTTTCATTAAAGGATATTACTACTTTCTTACCTTTTGAGCCTGTAAGCTTACTAATTACTTGAGCTGAAATTTCATCCTTCATCTCGTCAGTTGGGGTGCCGTTGTTAAAGTTTATTATACTTGTTGGTGAAAAAGAGTTACTAACCTCATTTATAAGGTATTCAGCCATTTTCTCTTCAAGTAATGCGTAATCAATACCACCTTGATAATCTACATTTGAAAAGTATTTCATACCCGCACTATAAGGGGCTAGATATAAAATCTCTACTTCTTTTTTAGACGTTCCAAACGAATCGAATCTTTTAGGTACATACTTCTTTGGATCCGTCCAATTGTCAGAATAGAAATACCCTACAATGTCCCCATCCTTATTACACTTTTCAGGTCTTAATAATTGAATAGGCGTGTGAAAAGCCCTTGTAATCGCTTTATGTCCCTTATCGTAGTGAATCTGTAACGCACACTGCCCAAGCGCGTACAAATCAAAGATTATACGTCTTAAATCGTCTTCCTTTAGAATAGATAGTAATTGCGCCCATTCGTTTGGCTTCATTGCGCTATCCGTAGCCGTTAAGCCTTGACCGTATATTAATCGACAAATGTTATTAATTACAGCGTTGTTAGTTGCTGAATTACTATAACGGTCAATTAAAAACTGATAGTAGTTATTATCTTCACCATATTCTACCCATTCGTTTTTGTTATTTTCAACAATTACGGGAGCAGTATATGAGGATAGTTGTATAATGTTATTATTCATAGATTATAAATTCGTTTGTTGTTACCGTTTGTGTGAAGTTTGAGCTTGGGTTGTTCGTGCAAAATACACGTCCGTAGAATCTAATGTCGTTGGTTTTGCCTATCTTACAAACATACGTATGACCTTCTTTTAGCCCAAATGTTGCTGTTGCTGTATGGTAATAGTCACCTGTTGCGTAGGTAGTAATATTAATCGTTGTAGTGACGTTTGTTTGTTCGTCTGTTAAGAATATCTTATCTGAGTTCCCTGAGCCTTCACGTGGCACGAAGTAAACTATTTGAGGGCTTGTGGATGTGGTTAATACTATCATGTAATAGTATAACTAAAAAAGAGTGTTTTTGTTGTAAAAAAAAAGAGGGGTGTTTTAAGCCCCTCTGTGTATTAACTTGTAACTATTGTGGTTGCTGTCTGCCCACCTGCTGGGTCAATGTCATAATAGAATGAACTTGTACCGTTTTCAACGAATTGCGATGGTAATAGCTCTTCACCTTGAAAAGTCAATGAATATCCGCTAAAATCACCAAGCGCACCACCATTATTTATTGAACCTGCTGTTAAATCACAACCTCTTAAAAGTCCAACTAAGAAAAATTGTCCTTCATTGTTTTCAACTAAAATACGTGGTTTTGCGTATGCTAATGTCTTAACCGCGTTGTGTGTTGCAATGTCCTGTTTTTTTAGTTTAATAGTCAATGTTTGTCTAAAGAATGTAGTACCATTTTCACGTGAAGTAACAATCTCTTGGTCATAAACATTTTCATTAGATTTCAACTCAAATTTATAAAGATACTGTACAAAATTTACATATTCAATAGTTTGACTAAAGTCAGTATCGGCTATATAAATGCCACTTCCAGGAGTACTTTCTTTATAAATAAAATTAGCTGTTAAATCTTGATTTATAAAGTATACGTTTTTAAGCCCTCCAAGGCTATCCTTACAAGGCTCTGAACGTCCAAGTGTTATTAAACAAGCCATTGTTAAGTAGTTACAATTGTTGCACCCGTAAAACAGTCAGAAACGATAGTTGTTGAACTTGTTATATCTGTGAATGGTGCCGGTAGAGCCTCCTCCGCAACAAAAGTTAAACTGTAACCATTGAAGTCACCTAAAGCACCACCATTATTGATACTTCCTGCCGTTAAATCAGCACCTCTAAACAAGCCCATAACAAAGAATTGACCGTTATTATTTTCCACAAGGACGTGAGGTCTTGAGTAAGCCAATAATTTGATTTCTTTGTGCGTTGTAGTATCTTGTTTTTTCAACTTAATTGTTAACGTTTGACGAAAGAATGTTGTCCCTGCTTCACGGCTCGACACGATTTCTTGGTCAAATACATTTTCGTTTGATTTTAACTCATACTTGTACAAGTTATCAACGTTAATTACCGCTGTAATAAGGTCGTTTGAAAACGTTACATCAGACGGTACTATTTGATAGTTAATGAAGTACACCGCTTTGAGTCCTCCGATTGCTTCTTTGCACGCTTCAGCGCGTCCTATACTTAAATTACAAGCCATAAAAATAAAGTTTAAAAAAAAAGGAGGGAATATACCCTCCCCTTAATTGGTTAATTGATTAGTTAATTAGTTAGCTGAGTTAGGAATGTTATAAGTTACGATGTCTGATACAGAATGGTAATTAACAGCCATACCCGCACGTAATACAAATCTTACATTTTGTGAACCGTCCAATGGGGACATGTCTAAAAGCGCGATTTCATTTGTGTCATTTAATAAACCGCAACCAAAAAATAAGTTAGAAGTTTCAGCAGCGATAGCAGTGTTAGCAGCCAATCCGTTAGCAACGAAAATTGGAATACCATCGAAAGTTAAAGCACCACCATTGTACCATTGTGTTCCCTTAGCATCTGTACCAGAGTTAGAAGTAGCAGCTACTGAGAAACCACCCAACGCTCTAATGTAAGCCTTCATAACACCTTGAGGTACGTAGATTTTTAAGTCTGGTGAACCGTATAAGGTGTTTGGAATTGCATCAACAATCTTACCTAATTCAGTGATTACCGTAGCAGAAGCAGAAATAGCAGAAGAACCTGCAACCTCGTTCGCAGTTGGTAAAGCAGCATCCGCAGCTAACAATGTAGCGATACCGTCAATTTGACCAGCAGTTGCATTTGTACCTCTCCAAATAGACACCTCAACAGATGAAGCAACCTTATCAGTGATGTAAGCCAACAAGTAATCAACAAATGATTTTGCCAAAACTTTGTTTGCACTGAATCCCATTTCTTCAGCTTGCCATGTAGCCAAAAAGTCTTTTTTACACAATTGTAAATTTACTTGAAATTGCTCTAAAGTCAAACTTCTTTCAGAAAGTGTTACAGTAGATGTAGCATCAAAATCACACGTAGCATTCTTTAAAATGTCGTCCGTTCCGATTTTAAACATTGTAGTTTTGTAAGCAATGTTTGGTATGATAGTCATACCTCCATTTGCTAATGTGTTACCGCTTAATAAAGCAGCTTTTACCCATAACTTAGAATCCTGTCCAGCGTATGAAGTTGAAATGTTAATTGTTGTAGCCATTTTTTTATTTGTTTATTTGTTATTGTATACTTCTTCTAAAATCTTATCTCTTGTTGATTTACCTGTGTTTGTAGCCAAATCCATATGCTCAATTGGTTTTGAGTTTTCAGGGTTGTACTGAATTGGTTTAGGCTCTTCAGTCAACTCAATTGGTTCTGGAGTCATTGCAGCTAACTTAGTTTCAAGTTCAGCAATCTTTGTTTCCATTTCAGCAAAATGTTGTTCTGTAATTGACACAACTTTTTTAGGTTGTTTCACTTCAACCTCTGGAGTCACATCAGCTTCAACTGGCATCTCTTCCTCTTCTGATTCAGCAGGCATTTCTTCGATTGATGCAATCATTCCAACCTCTTCAACGATTAAAACTCTACCGTCTTCAAGTTCATAATTACCAACTTCCAAAGGAACAGGTTCACCTTCAGGAACTACAATCATAACACTTGCACCAGGTTCAAATGAATCTGCTTCAATTACCGTGTTACCATCTGCTAACTTCATTTGCTCTAACTTCACTTCCATTCCCAGGAAAGTCTTGATAGTTTTCAACGCGTCTTTTATTTCTTTAGTCATAGCTTTTTTCTTTAATAACTTTATTAACCTCTTTCTGTTGTAATTTGCCTTACTTCGATGGTGTGGTTTACATTACTAATTGTTTGTTGGTTAGTACTTCCAACCCCTTGAGAGTTACCATCGCAACACTCTTTACTGTACGTGCCATCTTTACATTGACAGCCTTTTTTTCCTCCTTTTCTCATAACATTAATATATTACCTATTTCGTTTGTAAACTCTTTAAACTCCTTAAAATCAATTTCTGTACACTTATTTTCTTTTACAAAGTCTAAACCAATGTAAGCAACAAAATTTCCTTTTTTAAAATATGGTGCTATACATATCGAGTGAATCCCTTGCCTTAATAACGATGCTTTTGTAGTCTGCTCTTTAATGCTATTCACGTCGCAATAATTCATTCTTTCTAACATTATCTGTTGTAAGAACATCGGGTACAAGCTAACGGGAATATTCTGTAAATTATGTGCTTCCGAGCTAATACCATTATTACACACTTCAAAAGTCATTGATTGATGGTTACGGTGTGTTCCATCGTAGTACTTAATTGTGTTGTGAAATTGAAATATATAAGCCCTATCAGCATTATATTTTATCATCAACTCGTTAAGCATCTGTTGAATCAAAACATTATTATTAATGTCTTTTTTCACCTCGTCAACACTTTCAATTTTTTTAACTACTACTTGAGTAACCAATGATTTGTAATAAAAAAGAATGAAGGCAAGCAGAATTATGAGTAGCACTATTGTTTTCGTCTTTCTGATTTGCTCTAAAATGTACTTGATTTCATTCATAATTATATAACCTTGATTTAAGGTCTTTGTTGTAAATTAGATGTAATCGTTTATGATAGTTTCTTGTGCTGTTATTTCTGCTGTTACATCAGCATTTAAAACCTCATTTCCTACTTTGATTATATTCAAGTAGCTACTTTCTACATAAGTGTAAGCTCCCCTTACTTCTTGTATTACCTCTATCATGACAAACAATTTAAAGTTAATTGTGAAATATCAAAACTACACGCGTTTGATGTCGCTCCCGAAGTTCTAACCGCTTGCATTGTTATCGGT